GATAGATATTTTCCAAATCCTCGGCATAGCAACCGTTACCAAGAAAATCACAATCGGGTGGGCAAGTATCGCCAACGGGGCGACTCACCACGATGCAGTTTTCCTTACCCAACTTATCATTACCGTTTGCCGTTTTCATCGCTTTTCTCCTGTGTGCTGCTATTCTACACTGTATATCGGCACAGTCAACAGCAAACTTGTGGAAAAATCTATTTTGTTCGTAAGTCGTTGTGGCATAAGCACTTACGACGCGGCGGGCCGGCCACCCTCGCCCTAAGTCATTGGCAGTCAACAACTTAGAGCGATTGGCTTTATTCGGCCTCAATAGGCTCATCTTCAGTAAAAAACTCACCCATATTATATTCATCCCACAAACGCTTAGGAATCATATCGTGATGGGTATACTCCACATAATGATCGTCACCATCCTGCCACAATCCACAATACGCCATTCCCGGTTCCCAGTATGTAGCCTCAACCTTGAATCCCAACTCTACCAATCGTTCATACAATCCAAGAGGAGGACTCCATGCACTATCAAAAGTCATAGTCGCCTGATTGTCCACAACGGTAGGATTCAATCCGTGGGCCTCATTATTATCACTACCTACGTCCCATTTTGTATTCCAATTATTTACGCACCAATTATACCAATAATCCGGATGGGTGGTATCAGTTATCAACTCACCATTACCGTCCCTAGGTACCGGTAAATAATGGTCACAAACCTTACCTTCCTTATAGGCATGGACAAACTCCATAACCTTAGCCCTATCTTCATGCTCAATAGTCAGATTATTTTGACACCAATTAGGCATAAACAAACCCTTTCTTCTGCACAAGTATACCTTGTTGTTTCAGTTCTGTCAAGAGTCGCTTCCGAGCATACACATTTACAAAGCCATCAAAAGTTTCATTATAGACCAGTTTTTTTGATCTCATATTAGAGTCAAAAGTAATTTGATAGCCGTGTTTTCCCCGTGTATACCCTTCCTTGGTCCACTCTGTTATCATTTCGCTATCAGTCCATTTGATCGTAATACCGTATGGATTGAGAAAAACGAAAAAGATTACATCAAAACACTCTGGTTTGATTTTATGAAACACATATTTTGTACGATTGCTTTTTTTATCATAAGGTTGCACAGTTCCCAGTTTTACCTCAACCCTAACATGATTCTCTACCAACAAATCATAATCCCCACTCTCACCACAATGGATAACATCAAAACCACGCTCCATCAACTTTTTTTGCAATAACTTTTCAGTATATGTACCCCTATCATGGCTATTGCATAGATTCAGAGCATAGGCAAACTCATTTTTTTGTATGCTAAACAGGATAGCGTCCAGCATAGACCTTCCGTCCTGCCTAACACAATCAAGGTCTGCTATAGTGAACATAGTGCTATTCTATCACACTAAAATTTTTTGTCAACAGAACCACGCTGACTATTGCCCATCACCGCAAATCCGTAGGATTAGGAAAGACAACCAGACTCGCTACAGTCAATGACTACTTGACCCACCATGGTTCGCTCAAGGAAAATACGCTTTCCATATTCTTTCTCGGCTTTTTGCATAGCAGAGTATTCGGAATATGCTTTGACATATCCAACGAGCCTACATTCTCTCCAGACTGCCCACAAGTATTCAGTCATCCTCAGTCTCCGCAAACATATCATCCCATGCCACACTGTCAATACCGGTCATGCACACTTCACGCTCATCGGCACTCAGGTACGGAAATGCTACTTGAACCAACTCCCCATTGAGCCAACGATTCATGTCCGCTAACTTGACCTGAACAGTAAACGGACGACCATCCAAACTTTCGCCCGTCATGGTCAAATCCTGACCGTCTTCACTAACCGTTTTCGTACAGTTCGCCAGAGCATATCTCATAGTTTTTCTCCTCTTATCCCCTCATTCTACTGCTCTATTATCGGCTTGTCAATAGAGAAAACTTTAGCAGAAAAGATTTGTTGTAAAGTGTTGGTGGGTAAAGACTTACGTCAAACGGGGCCGCGAGCCCTCGCCCTAAGTGCTGCCGTAGCAACAACTTAGGGTTAGGGTTTCGAGAAAGAGAGATCAGCAGAAGAAACTAGCCACCTTCGGACTCTTGAACAGAGTACCAGCAAGGATAGGCTTTCGGCAATTCACTGCACGTTCACAGTAGAACTGTCGAATTTTACCATCCACAGTCTGACACGTTACCAGATGATTAGTACGCTTGAACTGAGGATCGTTTCTACGATAGTTACTACGTCGGTTCATCAGTTTGATCCAAGTAGAATCCAGCGTAGCAACAGGCTCGATAACCTTAGCCAGATACCTTTCTGGCTCACCATTCAACGGTTGGAGATATTCAAAGTTGAAGACATCACCAACCTTAGCATTCGACAACGAAGTCCTAGAACCACCATAGATGGCATAGAACAGAAAGCCAGCAAAGCCAGCAGCAACAACAGCAAACAAACCACCAAGCACAATCCAATCAGTCATACTAAACCCTTTCGTTTGAAAATCCTAAATCTACAACCAGTCTACCACAATTTTTCTGTCTGTCAAGGGGAGATCACCATTCCGCTATAGAACGGATATTCGTTACGACTACCATGGGCGGTAGGCACCTGCACATACCATTCATGATTACGCTGGCGAACCTTGAACGGGCTATACTGGTTGATACGATCCTTAGTGGTGGCGGTCTGCCATCCCCCATTGCTCAGTGTATACGTACCATCCTCGTGGATGCGAACCACACACGTACTATGCAGAGTGATTCCGACCGAGCCATCTGGCAGGATTTCCGCATAGGTATTGTTTCCAACCTTGCGACGAGTACGATAAGAAATACCCTTAACCATCTTAACCGCTTCAGCGTGTGTCATATTCTTTTCCCTTTCGTTTCACTAAGTCTACATCTATTATCGGCACCTGTCAAGAGAAATCTTTAGAAAAATCTTTTTGTGTCGTAAAGTATTGAGGGATAAAGACTTACGTCAAACGGGGCCGCGAGCCCTCACCCTAAGTGCTTTCGCACAAAGGGTTTAGGGCAAGATTCACTCAAAGTCTACAAACACCACCTGAGCATAGCCGCGAGGCTTTAGGGTCAAACTATCTCCCCAGTTCTCAGTTTCGCAACGAACCCCGGTCAATCCGGCCAGTTCCTTGGCACGACGCACAATGCTACGTTGAGATTCTGGATTCTTTGGCAGAAACTCATAACGATTCACCCAGCCATAATTAGCCTCACCACCAAACGTATCAGTCTGAGTCACAACACACTTCATCTTACTTTCCTTTCTTTTCGTTCATTTGAACCACAATTCGAACAATTCGAGGAATACAATCTTCAGTCTTCATCGTTCACCTCTTGGGTTGGAGCAAATACTAGGTCGCTTACCAGATACGATCCAATTATACCACAAACCACACCCAGAGTAAAGACCACATAAGGCTCCATTTTTCCCTCCTTAGATCAGAATAGCCATCACACACCCAGCCACAAAACAAACCCCAAATAAAATCATCTCCTTAGGCCCAATCATATCCGATCTCCTTGTGGTTGTCAATCCCTATATCTATTATCGGCCAAATCCACCCATAAGATCAAATAATTTTTCTTTCTGCAAAACGTTGTGAGATAAGGACTTAGGAACAATTTGTGCGGCCCGCCTCGCCCTAAGTTCTTTAGGGACAAGGCTTTAGGTTAAGAAAGTACGTTGTCTGTACTAAATGAACACACGTTCAGTCCACTAGCCGCAGTGATAATATCAAACATTTTTCCGATATGCTCCTGTCGTTCCAGCGGTGTGCTCATATCATGCTCAGGAATATCTAGTACATACTCTTGAGTCAGGGGAATTTCTTCGAACTTTTCATTCTCTACTTTGATGTCATAGAATCGGTGCAACATTAGAAACTCTCCGTAAAGTCAGCACTAATACCCATCTGTTCCCGAACGTCCGGGTCAGTAAGTGTATCCTCATCCATCATAAAGTCAAGGTCATCGAAAAAGATTTCCAACTCAGGCTCACCCTCATAAATCATGATTTTTGCAAAATCGTACAACATGAAATATGTCGTAGCCTGCACCCACGACTGAACCACATTAGAATGAAGTTCGATTGTGTGCCGATTATTATAGACATACTCTATAGCGGAGCACTTAGTATTATCGCTCATCGTGCTCCATACCGGAATACGATCATTGTACTTATTCAGTTCATACGACAATTCATTATGGTTCTTCCAGTCTTTATAATTCTCATACGTTGCTTCGATCATACCCTGTGCTATATTACGATAGTACATCAGTAGTCCTCCCCATAGTAGCCGTAATCCTCATCGGTTCCAAATCCAGCATCTCGCATGGCACTGTCGAAATCCCCATCCATGCTATCATCGACATCATTGTCCCAAACATCATCTTCCTCGTTTTCATCATAATCCTCATCCCAACTATCAAATTCATTCCAAGCGTTCTCGTCGTGGAAATCGTTGTAATCGTCGTAGTTCATATCGTTTTCGTAAGAGTTATCGGGATCGAACAGGGGGTCAGGGTGACTCATGTGCTATTCCTTTCTCTAGTGTTATCGACATTCTACACATAGAACTTGAGTTGTCAAGCAAAAAAACACAAAAATAATTTCGTTTCGTAAACTGTTGATACGTAACGACTTACGACGAGCCGGGCCGCGGCGCCTCGCTCTAAGTTCTTTAGTAGCAAGGCTTTGCGTTCAATCTCCAAACGGGTTGTCGTCACCGTAACTTACGTATCCCACAGCCTCGTCCGCATGGAAGTCTTCGCGGTAATTATCTGACATAAAAACAACATCGGGTTCGATCTCGTCGCTCACCCCCACAACATCGGCCCAATCGTAGAAATCCGTTTGGATATTAGGATCGTCAATCGGCTCGATCATGCCGTCGTCCACCATCTCGGCCAGAATCCGGTTAACATCATCAAAATCGTTCAGCATCATCTTCTCCTTGTGAAGTTCACCAACGAACGCCATCATACTGGGAAAGTGATTCATGTCAACACCTAAATTTGAGCCCAAGCCCTAAAACTTTGAGCAGAGGAACAGAACGCCATATCGTCCGAATCTCCACCGTAACCTTTGATTGTTTGAGCATACCAGATATATCCGCCCATCTCCCCCAACACTTCACGAAACCACCCGCTACCATCTTTTTTCGCGTAGGCTTCACCAACAAAAACCTTTGCTCTACTATTGAGCCAAATAATATCCCCGGTTTTCGTACCCAACATCGCCATAGCCTTTTGAACTTCCGATTTCGTAGACATACCTTGCTCCTTATATCGTCATTCTACGCCTATAAAATCTACTTGTCAATAGTCTTTTGAAAAACAGTATCCAAATAAATCTCTCTATTCGTCACAACCCACCCATATTCCGCTTCTGGAGTATAAACCCCAACATACAGTTTTCCACCATCCACACCCTCAAACCCCACACCATATCCTACCATACTAGCCATCAAAAGTATACTGAACATCCTTTTTCTCCTTAGATATTATATCGGCCAACCCCACCAATATCTTCACTTAAAAATCACAGAATATAAACCCCTATCCTGCAACAACTTACGTTAAACGGGGCCGCGAGATTTTGACCTAAGTCCTTATGGGTCAATGACTTACGCTGACTAGCTGACTATCGCCATCAAGCCGGAGGCTTAGGTGAAACAATGTTCATCCATCACCCCTCCATGAGAAGGGGCTGATCTCCTCGCCATGAGACATGATAGCGGCATACTGTTCGGCCAGAGCCTCGACACGCTCACGACTACCCCGTTTCCCGACCTTGATAATCATCGTATCCTCACCCCCCACAATTCGGGGATCGGCCTTCTCTGCCTTGCTCTTGCCCAATCGCCGCAATGCCTTGCGATTGAACTTCATAACCTTTTCGGTTACAAGGTATCTCTTATGGCCATCCACCCCATAGACATAGAAAGCGTCTTCGCCTTCTATCGCCCTATCGTCCGGGATCTCAACCAGATCGACCGTCGCCATACCAAGGAAACACATACGGGCTTGAATCTTGGCGTTTTCGATGATAGCGTACTTGGTTTTCATAGTTCTCTCTTTCTGTGTGTCAAAGGATACCGGTTTCGGTCAGACTATCAACCCCCACAATCGAGGGAGGACAGATACTCTTGATTGTAGAAAACTACATCCTCAAGATCCTCAATCTGACGATAGATTTGCGACCTAACGCTAGACGGCATACCATCATCCAGCATATCACGAAGATCGGTAATCTTCCGCATAGCCCAACTCGTTTCGTTCATTACTTTCTGTCGCTCGGTCATCTTATTCTCTCTTTCTTTTCTCTTATTCTACATATAGTTATCGTCGCGTCAATAAAAAAAAATGAGGAAAAAGAAAAATATTTTTTGGTACAGTATTTGCTATGATCGTTGTAAGTTGTTGATACATAAGCACTTACGTCAAATTCGCGGGCGCCTTGTTGTTGTAAGTCTTTATGTAGTAAGGGTTTACGCTGACTATGCCCATATTGCCAAGCCGTAGGCTTAGCTGATACAGTGTTTCCACCTGAACAGGAGTTCAGTAGCAGCAGCCCGTATGCCTTCCATCAGCATTTCACGAATAGCCCCCTCCGAAGTGGGGAGTCTCCATTGTGCTTCGTGCAACCATAGTTGAATTGTGCTAGTGTTCATTTGTTCAAATGTTGGAGAGTAATAGTTCATACTTGACCTTTCAGTTAGCGGCTTCCATAACATCGAACGACACACACTTGTCAAGATAGATCGACCTATACCCTTGCTCGCACTTGACAGTCAACAGGACACGCTCAGTCTCGTGACCTTCACCGGGAGGCATGGAGCGAACCTTGACCACTTCGCCATTCACGATTTCGCCATTGTTGTATTCCGCAAACACAAAGTCACCAACATTCATTTTCTTTCTCTCTTTCTTTGCTCTTATTCTACATATTCATATCGTCAAGTCAACAAAAAAAATTCAGTAGTACAACCAATCCTTCAGAATATTGCCATTAGCATCAACTTCGATATACTCGCCCTCATCCCCACAAGGGAAAAAGCCTTCAATGTATCCGTTCAATCCCTTATGGGCAATGTCGTTTGCCAGAGCTTCGGCGAGCAACTCTCCACCGATGGTAGCAACCCCAACTAACGTATCGGGAGAAGTGCTATCCGCACCATACAGGAACTCGACCAATTCGTCTCGACTGTTTAGCGTAACCATTTTTCTTATCCTTCTTTTCTCTTAGTCTACATAATATTATCGGCTTGTCAAACAAAAAAAAATAGAAAAAAGAAAAATATTTTTGGCATAGTATTTGCTATATGCGTCGTAAGTCGTTATATATCAAGTACTTACGTCAAATTCGCGGGCGCGATTTTTTTCTAACTCCTTATGCCACAAGGATTTACGTATAGTAGTAGTTTAGGGGGGTGCGTCTAACCCCCCGGTTTAGGTGGTACACCCCCACTCTAGGTAGTGTACTAGCGTACCCTGTGCATGTATACCCTACTGATACCGCACGATGACACCCCCCAACCGGGGCAGTTCCAAATCCAATCCGGCAACCCCTTGGATTGGGGGTGGAAGTATCCGTCAACGTGTAACGTATCGGGATGATTCGGAACCTTTTGAACGTTTAGATTGTATTTTTCCAACGCTACGATCATTTGAGATACGCTCATGATTTTCCTTTTTTTGATGAAAAACTTTTTTACCCTTGAATCGGCCGGTCTATCCCCTTACCGGGGGGTAGCCCCGTTTGCTTTTGCATACCGATACATGGCACGTTCATCTACCATAAACCTTCGAACACCGTTCAAATCCTTGAAATTCCAATGGTAGGTTAGAACGTCTGACTTGACCATCCATCGGGCTTCAACGTCCGAAGTCTTTTTCAGCGTATAACCCATTTTATTCAACTCTTTTGCAATCGTTTGGCTGTTCATTTCTTTTCTCTCTTTCTTTTCACTCATTCTACATACTATATCGTCAACGTCAAGAAAAAAAATTAGGAAAAATCTTTTTCTTTTTTGGCATGGGTTTTGCTGCCCGAGGGGATTAGGTGAGACTTTCCTATTTTGCCTAAATCCTCCATTCGAGAAATTCGAGAGTAAACACCATTCCGGGATACTTATTTCCGATATACTTTTCCGCAGTAGACTTACGATTATCGGTAGCCGAAACACACTGGACTACCTTACCATCGGAAATCACTTTCCAAATTCGACGACGACGAATCCGAGGAAGGCTACCGATGAAACTGTTTACGCTGATTGAAGGTTGCATTTTCTTTTTCTCTCTTTCTTTCTTACTCTTTATATCGACATTCTACATTCAAAACTTTACTTGTCAAGAAAAGAAAATCAGAATCATGAAACCCCCATCCAATCGGCATTTTCGATACAATAATCGTAAAACATATCGTTCAACACTTCAACATAGTTGGAATCCGTCAACCGACGACGCTGCATGGTGGATTCACACTCTGCAAAAAACTTTCCGTTTTCTTCCACAATCTTGCAATTGTGCCATTCGTCGCCGAAAATTTCCACCATCGTCAAATGATACGGGCTAACCATTTTTCTACTCTCTCTTTCTTTCTTTTCAATCATTCTACATATAGTATCGTCGGTTGCAAGAAAAAAAATCAGAAAAAAAGAAAAAATTTTTTGGCACAGGATTTGCTCAGGCTTTCCCCACCATAGGGGGGTTTTTTTGTTTCTGAAATATCGTCCGAAAAAATGCCAGAAAGCCCGCGGTGGTGCATACGCAATAGGCGCCCTCAGAAAATAATTGGCCAGTTTATTAGCCATTATCTTTATTATGATTCCAGAACCATGCCGCTGCTGTCTGTTTTAAATCCAAAAGACTCATAGAATCCCACCAAATTCTTATTGCAATTCAACTTGATTTTGTAACAGTTGTTGCTCTTGGCCACATCGACACAATAATTTACTATTATTTTTCCATAGCCTTTACCTCTGCTGTTCTTACTAACCGCCACATCTTCTATATGACAGCATAATCTTTGGTATCTTAGTTTCTTTTCCATGATTATTGTTGCTGTTGATACTATCTTATTATTGTCTATACCCACAAACGTCAAAACATTGGACGGCCGAATACCCAGAGCCTCACTTATCTGCTCAACAGAACAAATATTAGACCTTCCACTATTGAGTTCTGACACAACATCTAAATATTCTTCCAGATTATCGGAACATTCTAATAACTTAATAAACATTTTATCTCCTTACTATTCCATTCCATCCTACGCTAGTTTGTCCAGAGATAGGATCGAATACTACTATTTGTATATTATTATTTCCTCTCTTAAGCCAATTACGATTCAAAGATATATTGAATCCATGATACCCTGAACCAACTACAGGAACCAGGTTCTGTTTGTATTTATTAGCTAACTGCCCAGTTACCACCCTTCCGTTTATAACTACCCTCACTACCACAGGCGAAGATCCCGATCTTTCGCTAAAGGCCCATCCGGACACCCTGTTTTTACTTAAAAACCCAACTCTTACCACAGGGGGTGCGATTTTGATAGTCGTAGTTCCTATGGTGTTCCACAACCCGCTCTGAAGGTCTCTGGCCTTAATTTCTATAATATGGTCGCCAATAACCAAACCTCCTAAATTAAACCTCCAAACTCCGCCGACCCCAGTAACAAGATCCCCCTTTTCTGAGCCATTTATAATTAATTTTACGCTTATTGGACTATTACTAAAATCAGGATCATTAGCCCACCCACCAACGGTTTTGAGATCTTGAAAAGTTATAGCTCCTATCGGAACGTGATTACTATCATAAGGTATATTCAAAACATTACAAACCGCTGCTGCTATATTCAGTTTGCCACCAGAAGCTACCTTACCAAATAATTCTGGTATTCTATCGACCGAAGAAAAAATAGCTTCTTTCACTTCTGATATAGATAGGCTCGGTTTAATAGCTTTTAATAAAGCAACCGCCCCAGCAACCTGAGGCGCTGCCATACTAGTTCCGCTCATATATCCATAGTTGTTGTATGGGATCGTAGAGTATATTATGGATCCTGGAGCAGCTAAATCTACAGTAGTAGCCCCATAGTTAGAAAAACCCACCAAGCCATTAGAGTAACTACTCAAAGCTCCCACACTAATAATATTAGGACTATCATAACAGCTAGGATATCTTAAAGTAATATCATTATCGCTTCCATTATTACCCGCAGCTACGGTTAATATCACGCCATCATTATTTAATTGATTGATCGCTCCATACAACATATTACTAAAACCAGTCCCCCCACCCCAACTAGCATTTGCGACAACGACATTAACCCCATAAGTGTTTTTCATCATACTTATGTAACTCATAGCATTAGCAGCCGCCCCAGTATATCCCATCCCCTGTTCGTCTGTAAATTTTAATGTCATCAAACTAACATTCCAATTAATTCCCGCAACCCCCCAAGCATTGTTCCCTTCTGCTCCAATTACGCCAGCAATATGAGTGCCGTGTCCATATCTATCTTGAATATCATTATTGTTAGAATAAAAATTCCATCCATGAATATCGTCTATATATCCATTGCCTTCATTGTCTATACCATCTCCGGCTATTTCTCCACTATTTGTCCATAGGTTACCTATCAGGTCCTGATGATTCAAATCTATCCCACTATCTATAATAGCGACAACAACATCTCTTGATCCCCTAGAATAATCCCAAGCCCCAAAAGCGCTCATATTACGAAGAGCCCATTGATTATTAATTAGCGGATCATTAGGAGCTGTTGATAATAGTTTTTTATTTTCTAAATGTTCTATGCCTAACGAGAAAACTTTTTTGTTCATATCAGCTTCCTTGCTTTGATTTTATGACAGAATTTCAGACAACACCCTGAAACTATCAGAAAAATCTTAGAAGTCAAGAAACATCTTATTCGACTGTTACGCTTTTAGCTAAATTTCTAGGCTTATCAACATTCTTATTTCTTAATATTGCAGAATAATACGAGAATAGCTGCAAAGGAACCACAGAAACCAAAGGACTCAAAGCATCGCATACACTAGGTACTCTTATTTTATAATCGCCCAGATCTCCATAATTGGAATATATTCCAATAACTTTGCCATCTCTGGCTTGAATCTCTTTTATATTATTGATTATTTTATTATGATTCTCATAGTTATTAGCAACCACAACAACAGGCATGTTTCTATCTATCAAAGCAATAGGACCATGTTTCATTTCAGCAGCAGGATATCCTTCAGCATGAACATAGCTAATTTCTTTTAGTTTAAGAGCCCCCTCTAAAGCCACAGGAAAATTATATCCACGCCCCAAGAACAAACAATTCGTCATAGAAACAAACTCTTCAGCCACAAACTCCACAACATCACAACATCCCAGAGTGTCTTGTAAAATATTTGGCAAATCACGCAAATCGTCCATAATAGCTTTTCTATAATCGACAGATATAACCCCATCTATCTGCTCAATCCACAAAGCCAACAACAACAGACAAATCACCTGATTAGTAAAAGTCTTGGTACTAGCCACACCAACCTCCACCCCGCTTCTTAAATGAATTCCACAGTTGGTTAGCTTGCTCATACTAGAACTCACAACATTACATATACCAACAGTAATTGCTCCATAAATCTTAGCAATCTCCAAAGCCCCCAGAGTATCAGCAGTTTCCCCACTCTGACTAACCCCTATGACAATATCCCCCTCGTTGATCACAGGCTTTCGATATCTAAACTCACTAGCATACTCCACACTCACTTTTATCTTACAAAGCTCTTCAATATAATACTTAGCCAGTAAAGAAGCGTGCCAAGAAGACCCACAACTTACTATAGTAATATGATTCGCTTTTTTAAATATATTCTCATATCCTATCAGTCCCCCTAATTTAACCCTGTACCCATCTAGTCGTCCACTCAAACAATCATGTACCGTTTTGGGTTGTTCGTATATCTCCTTTAGCATATAACTATCAAAATCACCCTTATTGATCTTTAATACTTTACTATAGACCTTTTCAATTTCATAGTCTATTTCTATTCCTTTGCTCATATCAAACACTTCCAGTCTGTCTTTCACCTCAACAACAACATTATCTTCCAGATAAACCACACCCACACTAGCTCTATCACCAAAAGCCCCCACATCACTAGCTACCATAGTCTCATTCACCCCAAACCCAACAACCAAAGGACTTCCTTTTCTAGCAGCTATCATTTGGCCAGTTTCCCCATCTAATATTACTATAGCATAGGCCCCTATTACTTTTTCTAAAGACGATTTGATACCATCAATTAATGACCCTTTAATTTTGGTTTGATGATATATTAGGTACAACAATACTTCAGAATCAGTATCACTAACAAAACTATATTCGGATAGCTCTTTCTTTAGATCTTCGTAATTTTCGATAATACCATTATGTGCTATTGCTAGTTTATTATCGTTCGTAACATGAGGATGAGAATTTCTTTTACAAGGCTTACCATGAGTGGCCCATCTGGTGTGTCCAATAGCGCTATAGGTTTCTATATCAGGATTTTTGATTTTTTGCCTTAGATCTTCAATACTACCGGTTTGTTTGGTAGTAATCATATTATTCCCAACTATATAGCTAATTCCGGCACTATCATAGCCCCTATACTCTAAACTTTGCAAACCATCTAAAATAAAAGACAAGCATTTGCTTTGTCCCTTATAGGCCACTATCCCACACATTATGCATTCCTATTTAATAAGAGTATTTTTATAAAACAAAAATAAAGGGCAAACATTTCTGCTTGCCCCTTAAATATCAGTACCTATATACTGAAGCATATACTAGTGGACCAGTAGGAGGACCCACAGGAGCACTATTAATTATATATGATGGCCTATTACAAAATCCAAACCATGGTCTATACTGATAAACCACAGGATGATTAACAACACTATAATGATGATAAATAACCACAGGATAGTGAGTTACCACAGGAACATAATGGGTAGTTGGCACATATACAACTTCTTGTTTAACAACAGGTACCCACACACTATTATCTGCATAACTATAATTTGGCCATAAACATAATAACAGGCCAAAAATTACCGAAAAAGCTTTCATAAATAGTCCTTTATTATTGTTGATTACTTTCCACACTAGATTCTGGATGACTAACAACTCTATTCTTAGGTCTTCGTCCTTTTGGCTTTCTAATTCCTAGTTTGCGTCTTTGACGTCTGATCATTGCTGTACTAATAGTTTGGCCAGTCATTTGGCTTAATTTGGCACTTAGTTCCTCATCACTCAAAAGAACTTGATTATCCTCAATAAACTTTAATTCAGCATCAGTCCACTTTTTGTAATTAGCCATAAATTTTGTCCTTTGGTGTAAATATTGACTAGTCTAAGAAACTCTTTACTATAATACAGTTTGACAAGTTTGATGCAAGGAGACATATCCGATGAATCAAAATTTTAATATTGTAGATTCTATTTTGGAAGTTAAGGCTTGTGGATCAATTGCTGATATTTCGGCCGATTTATCCTTACAGTCCACCAAAACCATATCAGAGCTATTAGATGACCAAAAAGAACCAGAAACCAAAGAAGAAAATAGTCAAGAAGAAAACCAGGAAAACCTTAGATCAGAGTAATTTATACGGTGTATCAGAACAGGAATTTTTAAATGTTTTGGATAATATTAGCAAAAGATTAGCTAATCGTTTTAAATTTGGATACCACGATTTTGATGATATGAAACAACAGGCCGCTATTTTTGCTCTGGAAGGACTAGAAAAATACGATCACAAAAGACCATTAGAAAATTTCTTATGGACCCACGTTCGTAATCGACTATTTAATTACAAAAGAAACAATTATCAAAGACCAGACAAGCCTTGTTTAACTTGTCCGTTTTTTGACAAAGGATATCGCTGTTCCAACAATCAGTGTTCCAAATTTACAGACAAACAACAGTGCGAACTATACGCATCGTGGGCTCAACGTAACGACTCTAAAAAGAATATCATGCAGCCTACTCATATAGGTGATCAGGAGTATATTCATAATTCTTTGGTTAAAGACGGGTTTAGTAATGCTATACAAAACCAAGAGATTATTAATTTTTTAGACCAACACATTCAAGCAGAATACAGAGAAGCTTATCTCAAACTAAAACATGGCTCTAAAATACCCAAGCAGCAATTACAAAAATTACAAAATCATATTGCAGAATTATTAAGGAATAACGAATGGGATCCGGAAAATTATCCAAAAAACGAGGACAATTAGCTCTTGAAGAAGAACAGTTTATCAGAGATAATTTTGGTAAATTGTCTATTGAAGAGATTGCCGATAGTTTAAATAGGCATACTGCTCCTATTCAAAGATATATTGATGAAAATAAATTAGTAGTATCTGATGACGAGAAAAACGATCACGCCACACTAAAAAGAAAATTACACGCTAAAACTTTCTGGAACGAAATAGAAAGACAGTTTGATAAGGAAAGTGGTGAATTGGAATATTTTGAGGACACATGGATAAGTCTGGTTAAGCAATTTAGAGAAGACGTTTTACCAGCAGAAGAACTTCAAATAAAGCAATTTATTACTATTGATATTTTAATTAATCGCAGTATGAAAGAGCGTAAACGTCACATATCAGAAACCGAAAAATTGCAAAAGGCAGTAGATAAGGAATACGAAAAACCAGAAGACCAAAGAGATATCCCAAAATTAGCTAATATGGAGACTCAATTAAGCTTTGCTCGTAATAGTATTGCTAATTATACTAATGAGTATACTAAGCTTTTGAATGAGCAACAAAAGATTAGCAAAGACTTAAAAGCCACACGAGAACAAAGAATCAAAAGAATAGAAGACGGTAAAAGCTCTTGGGTAGGATTAATAAGAATGCTTGAAGACGAAGACGTGAGAGAAAAAGAAGGACGCGAAATGGAAATATTGAGTATGGCTACAGAAAAATATAAACAACAACTCGAAGAACTTCATTTATACGAAGATAAAGTTCTTGATAAGCCATTCCTAACTCCGGAGAGCATAGAGGCATCTGATGACTAAAACAGCTATGATATCTGGCATTACTGGACAGGATGGTTCCTATCTGGCAGATTTATTGTTGTCATATAATTATAGAGTTATTGGATTACATCGCAGAACTAGCCATAACAGCTTTATTAGGGTTAGACATCTATTAGATAATCCAAATTTTTTATTAGAAGAATTTGATATTACTGATCCCTCAGATTGCTTTAGAGTATTAGAAAACTTTAAGCCTGATGAGCTATACAACCTAGCGGCTCAGAGTCATGTTGGCACCAGTTTCAAGCAGCCTTCTACAACTTTTGAAATCAATACTTCTGGTGTTGTGAATTTACTGGAAGCTCTACGATCCAGAACTCCTTCTACTAGATTTTATCAGGCCAGTACCAGTGAAATGTTTGGGTCCAATTATACAGAAGGTTTTTGTGATTCTTCTGGAACAATACAACAATATCAAAACGAGAATACCTCATTTGCTCCCCAAAGTCCTTATGCGGTATCAAAATTAGCAGCTCATAGATTAGTGCAAATTTATAGAGAATCATACAATCTGTATGCTTGTTGTGGTATATTATTTAATCACGAAAGTCCACGCAGAGGAGAAAATTTTGTTACACGCAAAATCACAAAATATCTAGGACTTTTAGCAAATAAATTTGTTTCCATCAATAATAATCAATTCTTAAGGCTTGGAAATATTTATGCTATCAGGGACTGGGGTCATGCAAAAGACTTTGTTAAAGCTATGCACATGATGTTGAACCAGGATACTCCTGATGACTTTGTTATAGCAACCGGATCGTGTCATTCTGTTAAGGATTTTTTACAATATAGTTTCGGTTTATTTGATCTAAATTATGAAGACTATATTAAAATTGATTCAGACTTATATAGACCATGCGAGGTTAACTATCTCAAAGGGGACGCTACCAAAGCACACAATAAATTCGGCTGGCAACCAGAAATTTCTTTTGAAGACCTTATCAAAGACATGGTGTATAGCGATATAGAGGCCAATAAACAGATCAATTTGGTGTAATTATGTTTCGTAATTTTAATGATCCCCAATATAAAAAATGGAGATTAGCTGTCTATAAAAGAGATAAACATCAATGTAGATGGCCAAATTGCAATTCTAAAAAAAGATTGAATGCTCATCATATAAAAACTTGGGCACATTTTCCAGGACTTAGATTTGATGTTAATAATGGAATCACGTTGTGCAAATACCATCATGATCTTATTAGAGGTATGGAAGAGGACTATAGTTATTCTTTACTTATGCTACTGTTAAGAACCAAGGAGAATCCGAAATGAAACTAGACGCACCAATTACTTTAAACCCACCACCATATACAGATAATAATAATAAAGTTATACATCCAGACCCTATTGTTTTAAATGAATTAATTGTAACATACAGCGATACTCCGGCCCGTAAGGTACTAGCTGCAAATATCGAAAATGTTCCTAGTACTATTTATTTATTTACTGGTCAGCAGTACGACATTATGGGGGATTGGACACAAGCTCAAGCAGAAGCAGCCCTAAAATCTAGACTAGGAGATAATATACAAGCAGGATTACAGGCTTTGTTTCCTAAAACTCTAGAACAAAATCCTAATGGTCCAGGCAGCATTTTAACTGGAATGATTAGTACCCTTGGTATCAAGAGTAGCTCTAGCTGTTCGTGTCGCAGACATGCGCTAGAAATGAATGAAAAGGGACCAGATTGGTGTGATCAAAATATGGAAACCATATTGAGTTGGCTAAAAGAAGAAAGTCAGAAGCGAGGCTTGCCTTATGTTGAGATGGTGGCTAAGGCCATGGTACAGAGAGCAATCAATAAGTCTCGCAGATTGCTAGCCCAAGAGACTAAGGCTAATGAATAAGTATGATGACTTTACAATTATAATAGACACTAGAGAACAACAGCCCTGGACCTTTGAACACTATACTACCGCTAGCAAAAAACTAGACACCGGAGACTATAGTATAGAAGGTCTGGAGGAATTGTTGTGTATAGAGCGTAAAAAAAGCATCAACGAAGTAGCCAATAACATTACTGAATCTAGATTCAAAGATGTTATCAACAGAATGAGTACTTTTAAGTATGCTTTTTTATTATTAGAATTTGATTTAGAAAATGTTCTTAGCTATCCTATAGGATCCAATCTTCCAAAAAGACTATGGGATAAAATTAAAATTACTCCTCAATTTATTATGAAACATTTATTAGAGCTTCAAATTAATCATAATATTAAAGTATTATTTTGTGGCGACCAGTCTAATGCAGAGAAACTAGCCGAAGCCATTCTAAAAAAGGTTCATTATATTGAAAGAGTCCAAAAACAAAAAGACGTTTGATGACGCATGGCTCGGCTTGGGGGATCTGAGCCAACTGTCGTTATCTGACAATCCAATGATCCATAGAAGCAAACAGGATATAGAAAATCCCGATTTGCATCTTATGAGATTATTAAGAAATCCTAAGTATATAGGGGCTACATGCAAACTACTATTTAATATAGAGTTGCATCCTATTCAGATGGCTATTATTCAGGAGTTTTGGATCAGACCATTCCCTATGTATATTGCTAGTCGAGGTTGGGGTAAATCTTTTTTATTGGCTCTGTATTGTATTTTGCGATGCACTTTTTTCCCTGGTACTAAAATAGTGGTTGTTGGTGCTGCTTTTCGACAGAGCAAAATCATTTTTGAATATATGGAAACCATATGGAGAAATAGCCCCATACTCAGAAGTATTTTTATGGGAAATGAAGACGGACCAAGAAGAGACGTAGACAGATGTACTATGAGACTAGGAGACAGTTGGACAATAGCTATTCCCATGGGTGATGGTAGCAAAATCAGAGGTTTAAGAGCACATATTATTATTGCTGACGAGTTTGCTTCTATTAGTCCAGACATTTATGAAACGGTAGTATCGGGGTTTGCCGCCGTATCCGCGACTCCTATCCAAAACGTCAAAGAACAAGCCAAGAGAGCAGCTATGACCGAAGCAGGTTTGTGGAATGAGGAATTGGAAACCCTTAATACTAAAATGGGTAACCAAGCTATCATATCTGGAACTGCCGATTACGCATTTAAGCATTTTGCTTCTTACTGGCGAAGATACAAGGGTATTATTGAAAGCAAAGGAGACAACTCTAAATTAGAAGAAATCTTTAAGGGAGAAGTTCCTAGTAATTTTAACTGGAGAGATTATAGCATTATCAGAATTCCTTATGAATTAATACCAAAAGGATTCATGGATGATAAACAGGTAAGTAGAGCCAAAGCCACCATTCATACTGGTATCTACAATATGGAATACGCTGCCTGTTTCGTTAACGATAGTGAAGGCTTTTTCAAAAGAAGCCTAATAGAGAGCTGTGTTACTTCTCACACCAAACCTATCATGGTATCTGGGAAGAACATTACATTCGACGCGGTAACATCAGGTAATCCAAATCAGCAATACATATACGGAATCGACCCAGCTAGCGAACAAGATAATTTTAGTATAGTTATATTAGAGCTACATCCGGACCACTCTAGAATAGTCTATTGTTGGACAACCAATAGAACAAACTTTAAAGATAGACAAAAAACAGGATTGATTACAGAGCACGATTTCTATGGTTTCTGTTCTCGTAAAATTAGAAATCTCATGAAAATTTTTCCATGCTCTCGCATAGTACTTGACGCTCAAGGAGGAGGTGTTTCTATAGAGGAAGCATTACATGATCCGGCTAAATTAGAAGAAGGAGAACATCTCATTTGGCCTATTATAGACGTTAATAAAAACAAAGACACCGATGACCAAGCAGGATTACACCTTATAGAGCTGGTACAGTTCGCCAAAGCAGATTGGACGGCTCAGGCTAATCATGGACTAAGAAAAGACCTAGAAGATAAAGTGCTGTTATTTCCAACATTTGATAACCTTACTCTTGGATTAGCTTTGGATCAAGAAGGTAAAAGCATACTAGAGTCAGATCTTAATCCTATCTATGATAGCTTAAGTGAGTGTATCTTAGAAATAGAAGAATTGAAAAATGAACTTACAACGATTGTTATGACACAAACTAGCACAGGACCAAACGCTAGAGACAGATGGGATACTCCAGAAATTAAGATGCCTAACGGTAAACGAGGAAGATTACGCAAAGACCGCTATAGTGCTTTATTAATGGCTAATATGGCAGCTCGTCAACAACAAAGAACCTTACAGCCAGTATCATACGATTTGATAGGAGACAACCTAAGAAACGTATCAAATAATAATGGCCAATTATACAAAGGACCGGAATGGTTTACTTCGGCTGTAAATGAAGACATATATACAGGAATTTATAGACAATAGTGTATCATATCTTATAATACTATTGTAATGCAATCACGATCACAATAAGGGATATTATGGCCAAAAAAGAGATCCAAAATCCAGTTATTCAAGACTCTCAGCCAACCAACGAACAAGCTTACGTTACATGGGGTGACGACCTATCCAGTAAACAAGAAGCCCTGAAAACCTCTTCCGAATCTTTAGACGAATTTACAGTAGTACAAAGGGCACAAGCTGGTAGATTTTACAGAGTGGACTACTCTAATCTTGATGGTCGCACAGGGGGTCGTCCAGGATTAACTCGTAGCGATTACGACTACTTTCGACCAGACGAAGCAGTACCAAAACGTATCAAAGACATTATTCGTAGAGCAGACGAAATTTATCAAAAAGTAGGATTGGTTAAAAACGTTATCGACCTCATGGGAGACTTTGCTGCTCAGGGAATCAGAATTTGCCATAAGAATAAAAGAATAGAAAGATTTTATCGTCAATGGTTTAAAAAGATAAACGGAAAAGAAAGAAGCGAACGATTTCTTAATAATTTCTATAAAGCAGGCAATGTTGTTATTAATAGACAAACCGGCAAATTAAGCTTGAAGGTAGCAGATAGACTATATAGAGCTATTGGTTCTCCTGATCTTCAGGTGTCAGACCTTGATGGTACCCAGTATGAAAAAAGAGAAATTCCATGGAAGTATACTTTTATCGACCCAACATTCGTTGAGGTTGCTGCTGGACCTTTAGCTTCATTCGTATCAGATAAAAGATACGAACTAGAACTTCCAGCTATTCTTAGGAAGATGATCAACTCCCCAAAGTCTGATGCAGAGAAGGGCATTATCGCAAATTTACCTCCACAGATTATTGAAGCAGCAAAAACCAAGAAGCCGTATCCTCTGGATCCAAATAAAACCCTGGTATTTCACTATAAAAAGGATGATTGGCAGGCTTGGGCTTTTCCGATGGTTTATGCGATTATGGACGATATCACAGTAATAGAAAAACTTAAGTTAGCAGATATGGCAGCCCTAGATGGAGCCATTTCAAATATTCGTATTTTTAAGTTGGGTAGTCTAGAACATAAAATTGCTCCAACAAAAGCAGCAACAGCCAAACTAGCACAAATCCTAGGAAATAATGTTGGTGGTGGCACTATGGATCTTGTATGGGGTCCAGACATTGAATTAATAGAATCCAAAACATCTGTTCATCAATTTTTGGGAGAAGGTAAATATATCCCGCATATGAATAATGTTTATGCTGGTCTAGGAATTCCTCCAACTTTAACAGGAACATTCGGAGCAGCAGGAACTACTAATAACTTCATATCCTTAAAAACTCTTACACAAAGATTACAATATGGAAGAGATATGCTGATCTCATTTTGGGAGAAAGAGATCGAGCTAGTACAAAAAGCTATGGGCTTTAAATATGGAGCAAAGATAGAGTTTGATAGAATGGACCTAAGTAATGAAGACTCAGAGAAAGCCCTATTAATTCAGCTAGCAGACAGAAATGTTATTAGCGATGAGCTATTACAAACTCGATTTGGTATCGATCCAGATATGGAAAAGAGTAGACTCAACAGAGAGCAGAGAGAAAGGAAATCAGAAAGAATGGTACCAAAAGCAGGACCATGGAATGATCCACAAATTGAGCACGCTCTTAAAAAGATAGCTTTACAAACGGGCATTGTCGCACCAAGCCAAGTAGGTCTAGATTTAGAAAAAAAGAAAAGCGGAGAGAAAACAGCTATGGAACAAAAGGTTCCTAAGCCTGGTTCTTCAACGAAGTTGGCAAATGATTCGTCAGAATCATTGCCAGGTGTTCCAGGTCAGGGAAGACCAAAACTCAGTAAGGATTCAGAACAAAGACAAACCAAAAAGTTTGCCCCCCAGACAGGAGCCAGTTTGATGCTTTGGGCAAACGAAGCACAAGATAAAATAAACGAAATACTCAACCCAACACTGCTAGACTTTTTCAATAAGAAAAACTTAAGAAGTTTATCTAAAGCAGAAACTAAAGAAATAGACGTAATGAAAACAAAGATCCTGTTCAGCCTGACCCCAAACACAGCTATTGACGAACCAACTCTGCAAAAAACCCTATCTGCTATCAACACACCCGAACATTCTACGGTATTAAATCACTACAATAACTGGCTAAAACCAATAAAAACAGAAATTAATCGAGATTTAGGGGTCGATGAGATTAAACAACTTAAGTCGTCTTTCTATTCTATGGTGTATAGTTCATTCATGGCCAACCCATAATAATGAGGCATAAAATGCAAATTTTTGAACAAGAGATCAATGACGGACTAGAAGCCCAACTACAATCATCTGCTTCAATCTCTTATGCTTGTGTTGCCGAGCCCTCTCATAAAACTAATCATAATGTTAAGCATATTAAAAGCTTAGCTTCTTTAAACGATAGTGACTTATATTATGTTCAGTCTATTCTAGTCACATCTAGTTGGAATAAAAATGATGATATTTTTGATAAAAATGAGGTTTGGGCAGCAAAAAACACGCCAGAAGACAAACCCACAAATCTTGATCATGACGAAAAAACCATAGTTGGCCATATTACCTCTAGTTGGCCGATTACAGACGATGGAGTCCTTATAGATGAAAATACTCCTACAGAAAATTTGCCTGACAAATTCCATATCCTTACAGGGTCCGTAGTTTACAGAGGTTTTTCGTCACCAGACCTAATGGGTAGAGCTAATAATCTTATCAATGAAATAGAAGCTGGTACAAAATATGTCAGTATGGAATGCTTTTTTAAGGGTTTTGATTATGGGTTAATTAATAAGTCTACCGGAGAATTTAAAATTCTTAATCGTAATTCTGAAACAGCGTTTTTAACAAAATACTTGAGATCTTACGGAGGATTAGGAGAACACGATAACTATAAAATCGGAAGAGTATTAAGGAATATAACATTTTCAGGCAAAGGATTTGTTGACAAACCAGCTAATCCTGATAGTATAATCTTTACGAAAGATGGTTTTTCTAAAAGTTCTTTGATTAATTCAACAGAAAATTTTGTAAATTTATCAAATATAGGTGTATCAGATATTCAGTCAACCCCTAATGTGGAGAACAACACTATGAGTTTAAACGAAACTAACACTGAAGCAGTCGCCGAAACAACAGAAGTAGTTGAAGCTACACAACCAACAGAGGCATCGGCCACTTCAGAATCAGCAACCACAGAAAATAACACAGTAGACCTAGCCCAAAGAGTGGCTGAATTAGAGTCACAGGTTGCTGCTCAGCTAGACACCATCCAAACTCTTCAAACAGAAAAAGAAGAAGCTGCTAAGAAAGCCCAGAAGGACGAAGAAGAAGAAATGCAGAAGGAAGAAGCAGCCAAGAAGATGAAAGACGATATGTCTAAGAAAGACGAAGAAATGAAAAAAGTTAAGTCTGAACTCGATGCTGCTCTTGAAGCCATTGCTGGATACAAGATGAAAGAAGAAGAAATGGCTAAGAAAGAAAAGAAAATGAACAGAAAAGCTTCTTTGATCGAAAACGGAGTAGATGCTGATTCAGCTGATACCGTTGTTGAAAAATTTGAATCTATGGCTGACGACGCTTTTGAGGCTATGACCAGCTTATTCGCTGGTAAGATGCCACCATGGTTAGAGAAAGTTAAGAAAGACGAAGACAAAGAAGAAGATAAGAAAGCCAAAGAAAAAAAGAAAGCATCAGAAGCTTCTACTGATCCAGAAGTACTAGATTCAGTTGAAGTGATTGAAGAAGTTAATCTCGGTGTTGGGGGAGAAACCGAAAGTTCGGTAGATACCACCAGGGCCGCATTAGTCGAATTTGTTAGTAGCAGATTAGGTAAGAAATAACAACCTTATAGGGAGAAATTGAAATGGCTCTAAAACCAGATCGTATCGAAGCTCGTACAGATATTTCATTTTTCATGAACACGGTTGCAGAAAGAGGCGGCGTAGCTTCTGTTGTAACAGGTGGTGCCGGAGTTGCTATGGATGATGCTAGTGCCGTTGTAGGCTATGCAGCTGCCGTATCCGGTGCTGTGCCAGTTGGCATTCTGTTAAATGATGTTGTAAACATTGATTTAACCAGACAGCATATCAATTGGTATAAAGACGAAGTACAGGTTGGTGGCAAGGTAACATTGCTCCGTCAGGGACAGGTTACTACCAACATGCTTGTATCAGGTAATACTCCATCAGCAGGTGCTCCTGCTTACGTAGGCGCCAATGGCTTACTAAGCACAGCCAGCACAAATGCTGCTAGAGTTGGTACATTCTTAAGTAGTAAAGATGCCGACGGTTATGTCAAAGTAGACGTAAACATTGTTTGATAAAACTTAACACGGAGAGCAAAAAACATGTCAGCTAACACAAGTAAATTTCAACCAACACCAGAAGTTACAGAACTATTGATTCGTTCTGGTTCTGCCGATAGAGAAGTAGCTTTAGCAGCTAATAGAGAATTTGCTAAGGCTCTTGAGTTACCACTTCGTCAAGGTCTACTCAGCGGGAATATCCTTGACAATATTTTCGAACCCATCCAATTAGCTCAGAGTGCCACTCCAGAGTTTCCATTGGACTTCATCGCCCCAGGTACAGAAAAGGACTTCGTTGCCTATACTGTACCAAATCATGGATATATTCCAGAGCGTCATGTTGAGAGCGATTATGTCATGGTTCCAACCTATGATATTGGCGCCTCAATTGACTATCTCCTAAAGTATGCTCGTGATGCTCGCTGGGACGTTGTTGGTCGCGCAATGGAAGTTCTAGAGGCTTCTTTTGTTAAGAAGATGAATGATGATGGTTGGCACACCCTATTAGCGGCTGCTGCTGATCGTAACATTGTAGTGTTCGATAGCGATGCCAACGCTAATCAGTTTACAAAGAGATTGGTCAGTCTGATGAAGACAGTAATGCGTCGAAACGGTGGTGGTAATTCTGCCAGTACCAATCGAGGCATTCTAACTGACCTCTATGTTTCACCAGAGGCTATGGAAGATATCCGTAACTGGGGAGTAGATATTGTTGACGAAATTACTCGTCGTGAAATCTACACCGCTGCTGACGGTACTCTTAATAGAATCTTCGGCGTTAATCTTCATGATCGTGACGAACTCGGTGTTGGTCAAGAATATCAATTATTCTACTCCAGCACTCTCAATGGAGCACTACCATCCGGTAAGGCCGAAGTTGTTGTTGGTCTCGATCTCAGAAAGAGAGACAGCTTTATAATGCCAGTACGTCAAGAAGTTCAAATCTTCGAGGACGAGACACTACATCGTCAGAAGAGAGCAGGCTTCTACGGATGGGCCGAACAAGGCTTTGCCGTACTAGACAATCGTAGAGTTCTCCTTGGTGCTCTATAATAAAGTTGTTACCTAATCAGCTATAAAAACGAAAGTAAGGGCTGGGCCTCAAAACCTAGCCCTTCTTTTGTTTCGGTGTATAGTATTAATAAAGCAAGCTATTAAATACATTCTGGTGGAATAAAATATGAGCTGGAATATCGAAATACCCATTATGGTTAGAACATTAATTAATGATACAGCTAACCCTCCTGCTTATAGTGACGAAAGATTGTTACAGGTTATTGCTGTAGCAGCCCGGTATGTTCAATTCGATGTTGTTTTGGATCATACATATAATATTAATGTGGCCAATCCAGCCATATCCCCGGATCCTACAGAAGATAACGATAGTATTTTTATTAGTCTGGTTAGTCTAAAGGCAGCCTGCATTATTGATCAAAGTGTGTTACGTACCAAAGCCGCGATGGAAGGCATTAGAGCCGCTTTAGGACCAGCACAATTAAGTGTGGCAGGTAGTCTCTCGGGATTAAAACTAATTATAGAAGAAGGTCCATGCGCAGCCTATGATGAGCTGGTATCTCACTGGGATGTTAAAGAGGCTACGGCTATCAGGGCTGTTCTCAGTCCCTTTGTTGGTAATAAGTTTGACCCCAATTCCATTAGGTATAGTTCAGACAGATCTAGGGATTTTTATTCTTAACTTCAGAATATATAAAGCATATGGTTTAGTGTATATTTTTATATATCACTAATCGCAATAAGGAACTCATATGTCAGCAGCCACCCATAACTTTTCTATAGAGCAAGGGTCCGACAACCAAATTATTTTTGAATATTTTGACGAAAATAATCTGCCTGTAGATTTGCGTAATTATCATTTAGTTTTAAATTGTCTTACCAATGCTGGTCTAACAATATCTTTTAATAACTTTACTAAAACCACATCATACTCTTTTGTTGGCACCAAGGACGGCAGGATGATATTAGATCTGCCAGCCAAAACCACAAATCAATATGTTTTCAATAATGCGGTATATGATTTAGATGTTCAGGAGCCGAACGAACAATTTCCAGGTAGTGGATTTAAAAGATATAGATTTTCTCAAGGCACTATTAATATTATTAAGCGAAATACCACGATTCAAGAATTTGATATTATCGCCCCTATAGCTGATCATATAGATAGATGTCAAATAGACTGTTCTTCCTTAGATACTATGATATACGACGGTCCTAGGGTTTCTATTTTAGACAACAATAAAACTTCAAGTTCTATTCAGGTATCAGATTCTAGACCAATTAAGTCGGTGGACGTTGCAATAAACGGACTCTATCACTCTAGTCCGCAGGATCTAACAGTGTTTTTGGTTCCACCATCAGGCAATAAGGTTTTATTGATGGCTCATAATAAAATTTCTAATTATAAACCAGGATTTAGTTTTATGTTCTCTGATAGAGCGCCCAACGATATTTATCTCAATAATGTTATGAATGGCGGACTTTGCCGTATCCTAAACAAAACAAACAGCGTTAGGTACGATGATGGGTCCGGTACTTCCAATAGCACAAATAATGAAACACTGGCTAGTTCCTTTAGTCATTTGTCCGGATATGTACCTGTTGATGGTAATTGGTCTCTGGATGTTTATGACAACGATACCGGATCGGCTGGGGTGATAGATTCCTGGAATCTGGTTATTACGTACCAAGAAGAATAATTATGGATTTTATCATTACTAAAAATAATCTTAAATCAAAAAAATCAACCTTATATTCTACTATGGATTTTGGTATTACTTCGTTCTCTAGTTTGGCAGGGCTAGAAACCAGAACAGAAAAAGTAGCTATACAAAGATTTACATATAGACAGCCTTCCATCAGAGAAGGAGATAGTAATATTACCATTAATATGGTTAGGCCAGTACGCAGGATCATATACTAATGAACCCCTTCGCCAATATTATTAATACTGAATTTAAAAACACATTTAACAACGCTATAGACGCACTATTAGCAGATAATTCTTTAACCGTGCCATGTCTGATAAAGTATGGATTATCAGAACCTACTCTTTGTAATAATTGTATATATGATCCAATTTCTAAACTATCTTCTAATAGATATAACGGAAACGGTCCAGCTCCATTTCCAGAGAATCAAATATGTCCGGTTTGCGTAGGTAAAGGCACCCTTGTTTCAGATAATCAGGAAACACTATACTTGGCTGTTATATTTGATAGCAAGTATTGGTTAAATTGGGGGTCAGATACTCTTGGGGTACCAGACGGACAAGTCCAGACTCTGTGCTCAATAGACTACCTACCCAAAATTATTAACGCTCAGGAGATTATATTCGATACTAATATCTCTTCTAGGTTCGGAGAAAAACCATACCAAAGAAACGGAGAACCTAGATTTTATGGTTTAGGAAACAATAGATATATATCTACTATGTGGAAACTCAAATGAAATTTTCTATAACACTAACGGATAGTGCTGGTGATATTAGATCAAAAATATTAGAATCTATCAGAGAACACTTAGACAAAGCATTTAGTGCTGCTATACCTAAAATATCTATCAGACTACAAAACGCCGTATCTTCTGCTCTTAAAGCAGAGCCGGAATATATGGCTTTAACGGCAGGACAACTGAGATATGAGTTTGGTATACCAGACCCTATTCAGGTTGATATGGTTATAGATGGCATGGTGGATACCTTAGACATTAAAAAAATACCTTTACAGACCAATAATTTTGGCTTGTCCGGAGGCATAGAATTATCTATGATGCCCACCAGGGATATGGGCGGAGTTACTGATACAGATGCTGCTTTCGTTATAGATGAAGCCAGAGGGCATAAATTACCATGGTTACAATGGCTGTTATACGAAGGTAATGCTCCTATTGTGAGGCAGTATAGGGTTCAGATAGGGCCAAGCAGAGCCTCCAGAACCGGTATGGCTATTATGAAAGAAGCTAATACTAATTGGAAAGTACCATCAGAATACTCCGGTACCGTATCCAATAACTGGACCACAAGAGCTATCGACAGAATAGAAAACGACATATCGGGAATTTTGCAAAACGAGATAGAAAAATATTTATGACGCAAGACTATACAAAATTTAATCATATCACCAATATACATCAAAAATACGCTGTATCTCAGTTAGAAGATAATATTAAGTCTTTTTTAGATTGGGCATTTTTACAAATTGATGGATATGTTAACGTGCAGATGAACACAGGACTGCCTACTCTCTATACTATGAAACCTTCTGTTAATCCCAACCCAACATCTACAACTTCGAGTTCTTCTATCTGGGAAACGCCAGTAAAGGATTGGGTTTGGGAATCCTGTGGTCAAGATACTCCCAGCGGACTACTACCAATATCAGGAGTACAAGTTAGTGGTAATTTTTTACCAGCACCAACCGGAAGCGGTAACATGGGTTATTATATTAACTATCCTTTGGGTAGAATAGTTTTTGATAATCCTATCAACAATAACAGTCCTGTTTTAATCTCTTATGCTTATAGATATGTTCAAATATATAAAGCTAATGAGTCTAATTGGTGGAAACAGCTTAGTTCAGTATCTTATCAGGCTAATTCTAATTCAAATTATGCTACTTTATTATCCGAGAATAAGGTTAATTTACCCTTTATTATGGTGGAAACAATCGCCAGAAATCAACAAATACCGCACGAACTAGGAACCTCCGAAAACAGAATAGTGCAGGATTTACTATTACATATTTTTACAGATAATCCCGTACAAAGATCAACACTATCAGATATAATATTGGCCCAAAAAGACAAAGGTCTTATAATATATGACATCAATAAACTGGTCAAAAACGATAAAAATCCTCTTAATTATCGTGGAGAAAAGAACCCCAACGGCCTTAATTATTGCCAAATAGTATCTGATTCGGCTTATCAATACAAATACAGCTTTATTAAAAACGCGAATACAGTAGAAACTAATAACTTTAGTGCCTCTTTATTTAACAGTATTATCAGATGGAGTATAGAAATTTTCCCGTGAATACTTTTTTTTGGTGTAATCTACTGATGTGTTCAATACTAGAAAAAACAAGTCAATATTCGATTAGTCCATAACTTCCTAACTTCATAATTCTGGAGATCCTAACTATGGCCAACAAGAGAGTTTATTACGCCACACAAATCGTACAACTTCAGCCAGTAAAAGCTGAGACAACTAGTGATTCATTTACGCCAGATACTGGAGGTTACGTTACTCCTCAAGGTTTACAAAGTGTTGGTATGACAACCAATTTTAATCTTGAAACATTGTTTCAGTTGGGCCAGCAGGATCTATATGATCTAGTAGAAGGTATTCCAGAGATAGAAGTTACTCTACAAAAGACTCTTGATGGTAGTCGTCCATTATATCTATTATGCATGGGTGGCACTACATCCGGTGGTAGTAACGAGAATATCGGCACATTAGCAAATAACAGAGTTAACTTTAAGCTAGGTGTTTACAAAGACACCCAAACTGCCGCAGAAGGAAATTCTGAAACCGCTGTGTTATGCACGGGTATGTATTTGTCTAGTATCGCTTATAACCTACCCTTAGACGGTTTTGCTACAGAAGACGTTACCCTTGTTGGTAATCATAAAGTCTGGAGCGGAGAAAGCACATCCACCAGTTGGACCGAAGCTAGCCCCAAAACAGCAAAACACGCTGTTCGTAGAATTAACGTTGATATCTCGGGTAGTGATGCTATTCCGACCACAATCCCAGGAGGTAAGAGCGCCCACTTTCAGAGCATTAGCGTAAATGCTAATCTTGGAAGAGAAGCCATCAACGAGTTAGGTAGAATGGCCCCATATGCTCGTTACGTTAAGTTCCCATTAGAAGTAACATCAGAGTTCGTAGTTACTGCTACAGCAGTTGACAAGATCAAAGCTGACGACTTTTTAAGTAATACAGCCTCTTGCCAACTTAGCAAAAATCTAACCGATGAGCCAATCAACGTTAGAATTTGTGGAACCGGAGCTAACGACTGGATGAAAATTGATCTTGGAGGCAAGAACAAACTTACCAGCGTTAATTATACTGGTGGAGGTACTGGTGGTGACAATGCTACTATTACCTATAGTTATCAAACATATAACTATCTGAAGGTACAGGTTAACGGAAGTTTTGCTAACGTTAATCCTACCTGATATAGTTAATTAGTAATAAGACTAGGTTCGAGGACATGAACGACAACAATATTGATGAATTACTGAATATAATAGGAAGACTGTATGTAGATGTCTATAACTGTCGCAAGGTTATAGACATTCTACAGCAGCAATTACAGTTTAAGGACAAGGAAATTCTAGAGCTAAAGAAGCCTAGAGAAACAGATGAATGATGCGGATATTGATTTCTATCTTAGTAGAATTCTTTCTGGATATTTATTATTCTTTCATAAGAACGAGAGATATGAGCTTAGGTATCCGTCTCTTCCTTTAAAATATGAGGCTAATTTAATATACAATAATATTATTAATGACGAAAAATATAATGATTGGATACGAGAAGAAAATGCCATTAAGGCAATGATTTTTTTAGGATTATGGACAGACGAAACAGAGATTATGATACAAAAATTAGACAAAACTATAGATAATCTAAAAGTTGAGCTATATA